CGGCAGTACCGGCACGGGCACCGCGCACCCAGGCCCGGTGAGCCCACCCTTCGGTGGTCGCAGGCACGCAACGGGCTGCCCCCGTTCAAGCCCTACGTATGGCGGGGTGACCGGTGATGGACCCGGACGTGGCCCGCCTCGAGGCCGAACGGCTCAAACCGTCCCCCCGCGACCCCGACCGCATCGACGACCTGTTCCGCAAAATTTTGGACCTGATCGCCGCCGAATGCCGCCGCGCGGGGTGGCTGAAATGAGCGCCTGGTGGTGGGCGATCCTCGCCGCCGGGTGGTTGTGGCTTCTCACCCTCGTCGCCTTGTTCCTCCGCTGGGCCGGCCAGCGCAGGCACGAGGGTGACCGGTTGGCCCCCGGTGCCGGGCACGACGCGAACTACACCCTCCGTCGAGGCAGCGGCTCCCCCCAGCTGCCCCCGGCACCGGGCCCCGAATGGTGGGACCGGTACGAACAAGAACTGAACCAGCCATGACCGCGGATGACTGCCGTTACTGCCGCGGCACCGGCTGGATCACCTGCGTCGACTATGACGGCAGCGGCTACGAAATCGCCTGCCCCGAAGGCTGCCCCGCCGCCGCACCCAGCGCTGCCAGCGACGAAGAGGCAGCGTTCTGATGGCCACGTTCACCCAGCCCGACGCAGGGTGGGTCCAGCCGCCCCTGGAAGGCCCTGCCGGGGTCCTCGCCACCGACGTCATACAGGTGGTCAAGCACGCCGCGGCGAACGCCCCCCGTTCCCTGCAAGCCGCCCCCGGCCCATCCGAGCTTGGCACCCCGTGCACCCGCCGCCTCGTCTACAAAACCCTTGACTGGGACCCGAAACCCAACGCTGACACCGACCCGTGGGCTGCCGTCATCGGCACCTCCGTGCACGCGTGGATGGCCGCCACCTTCACTGCGGAGAATGAGCGGCACGGGTACGCCCGGTACCTGATCGAGCACGAGGTGACCCTCCCGTACGGGATCACCGGGTCCTGTGACCTGTACGACCGGCATTCGGGAACCGTCATCGACTGGAAAGTCACCGGCCTCACCAGGTTGCGCGACTACAGGCGCGACGGCCCCGGGCCCCAGTACGAAGCGCAGGCGAACCTGTACGCCCTCGGGTTGCAGCTATCCGGCGAAACCCCACGGGCCACCGCGATCGTGTTCCTCCCCCGCGGCGGCAGGATCGACGGCCTCCACGTCTGGTGCCAGCCCTACAACCCCGCCACCGCAGCTGCGGCCCTGCGCCGGTACCAGGCCGCGCGTGACTTCGCATTGTGCCTCGACCCTGAGCAGCACCCGGCCAACTGGGGGCTGCTTCCCACCGCAGACGCGCACTGTGCGTACTGCCCATGGTTCCTCCCCGGCTCGGCAGATTTGAGCCGGGGCTGCCCCGGGCACTCCGCCCCCGGCAACTCAACTGCAAGCGCATAAAAGGAGACGCTCGTGTTCCAGCAACCATCACAAGGTGACCGCGTAGACATCAAGGACCTGCTCGGCAGCCTCGCGCTGTTCTACGTCCACGACGTTCGCCAGGGCATCAGCACCCCGTTCGGCGAGAAGGAAGCTGTCGCCTGCGATATTCACGTCCTCGACGGCCTCAAGGGCGGCGAAATATTCAAGGATGCCCTGATCTTCCAAGGTGGGCTCATCGGCACGCTCCGCTCAGCAGCCGGCGGCGAGCCGGTTCTTGCCCGCGTCGGCCACGGTGTTGCCAAGCCCGGGCAGTCGCCGCCGTTCGTCCTGCAGCCCTTCTCCGAGGCTGACGCCCAGCTAGCTACCACATACATCAACAACCGGCCGAAGCAGTTCCAGACGGCCGGCAACGGCAACACCCAGGCCGTCCAGGCACCCCCGGCAAATAACGGAGGCGGCGTTGACCTGTCGTCGCTGCCGCAGGAAGTGCAGGAGCTGCTCAAACAGTCTGGTGCCATGCCCCGGTAACCCTGCATTGAGACGTGCAGCCCGGCCGCAAACCCCCGCTCTGCGGCCGGGCTGCCATCCACCCGGAAGGATCGCTGTCCGCGTGATGTACGCCCTGACCGGCCCCGACCGGGAAGCTGCCACGCCGAAAGCGCGTGCCACCTGCCCGGCCTGCCACGCGGCCGTGATCGCCAAATGCGGCAAGATCATCGCCTGGCACTGGGCGCATGAGGCCGGTCTTGACTGTGACCCGTGGGCGGAACCCGACAACGCCTGGCACCAGATGTGGCAAGGATTCGCGCCAACTGCCCGCCGTGAGATCACCATGGGACCGCATCGCGCTGACATCGTGACAGCAGATGGGACGGTGGTCGAGCTCCAGCACAGCCACATCTCAGTAGAGGAGATCGCTGAGCGGGAAGCGTTCTACGGGCGCATGGTGTGGCTGTTCAACGCAACAGAGGCCGTGCAAAGCGGACGCCTCAGCATCCGGGCGCAAAGCTACCCGCCACCCGTTCCCGGCGCCATGGGTGGTGCGTCCTTCCGGTGGAAGCACGCCCGCAAGACAGTCGGCTACACGCAGCGCCCGGCCTTGCTAGACCTCGGCAACGGCATGCTGCTGTGGCTGAGAAAGATCCACCTAGGTGAACCACCGTACGGTGGCTGGGGATGGCTGATCGGCGAAAACTCGATCCGGCTATGGCTCGGCACAACATGAGCGAACTCATGGACGCCGCCCTCACCTACGCCGCCCGTGGCTGGCCAGTCTTCCCCTGCAAGCCAGGACAGAAGGTCCCCGCCACGGTTCACGGCGTCCTCGACGCCACCACAGACACGAATCAGATCCGCCGCTGGTGGAAAGCCGCCCCGGCCGCCAACGTGGCCATCGCCACCGGTGATCCAGGCCCCGATGTCATTGACGTTGACGTGAAACCAGACGGCAACGGCTATAAGGCGTTCGGCGAACTGCGTGAAGCCGGCCTGGCCAGTGACCCCGGCTGGTACGTCACCACGCCGAGCGGCGGCCTGCACGCCTACTACACCGGCACCGGGCAGCGAAACGGCACCATCCGCGGCCGGTACATCGACTTCCGCGGTCAGGGCGGTTATGTCGTCGCCCCCCCATCTGTCGTGGATGACAAGCCGTACAAGATCGTCAACGAGTTCCGTGTACAGGCCGCCACAGTTGACTGGCGGGCTATCAGGGCGCTCCTCGATCCGCCGCCTGAGTTCACCCAGCCGTTCCGGCCTGCCCATGAGAACAACGGGCAACCTCGCCCCGGTGACCAGTGGGCCGCTGCCACCAGCTGGGACGACATCCTCAAACCGCGCGGATGGCGGAAGGTGCGGGACTTCGGCAACGGCCACGCCTGCTGGTGCCGCCCAGGCAAAGAAGGACGCTTCACCTCCGCTACCACCCGCGATAACGGCGGCCTGTACGTGTTCAGCACGTCCACCGAGTTCGAGCCTGAGAAGCCCTACAGCAAGTTCGGCGCGCTCGCCCTCCTGGAACATGGCGGCGACCACACCGCAGCTGCCAAGGCGCTCCGGACCGCCGGATACGGGACTACCGCACCCATGCTGACCGCAGCCGCTGCCCCTTCTAGCAACGGCCACCAGCCACCAGATGACCTTCCAGACTTCGACCTCGGCGCGCTCGCAGCGCGGGGCATCAAAGAACCTGAACGCATCGCCCATGGCATGCTCTATCCCGGTAGCGTCCACTGCCTCGCAGGCATCCCCGGCGGCGGCAAGACCACGCTCCTGGCCTGGTGGATGCTCCGCCATATCCGTGACGGCGGCAACGTCATGCTGCTTGACGAGGAAGCTGGGCCCGAGCAAGCCGCCGAGAAGTTCCTCGACCTCGGCGCCACGCCTAATGAGCTCCGGCCGCCACGATTCAGCTACATCCCGTTCCCGGCCCGCGACTGGAACGTCACCGACCTCACCCAGTTGCACGACCGGATCTTGGCGCGGCATCCCGGCATCATCGGCTGGGACTCAGTCGCCGCGTTCCTTGCCATCGCTGGTGCCGACGAGAACAGCGCTGCCGATGTCACCATGTTCTGGCAGCGGGTGCTCGTTCCCTGCGCCCGGCAGTTCGGCGCCGCCGTCGTCGGCGTCGACCACACCGTCAAGAACGGGGAGCACGGTGGGTATGGCCGCGGCTCCGGCGCCAAGCGGGCCGCCAGCGACGTGCAGTACATCCTCGACACGATCAAGTCGTTCAACCGGCAGCAAGACGGAGTCCTGCGCCTCACCACATCCCCCGGCAAGGACCGCCGCGGCTGGCTGGCAACCGCCTACGAAATCCACGTCAGAACCGGTGAAACAATAACCCTAGAAATCGGGGAAGCATCAGAACCCGTGCGCTCTGGCCGCATCGAAATGTCACCAGGAAAAGCCAAACTCTGGGAAGCACTTAAAACTATCGGGTCCGAGGATGCGCCTGTGCCGCAGGGTGAACTGGTTGACTGGGTAAAGCATAAGTACGGCCACGGGCTCAAGCGGCAAACATGTTCTACCTACCTCAACGAGCTTTCCGCTGATGGCCTCGCCGACTCAATCTCGGCGAAACCGGGGCAACCGAAATACTGGTACCCGCTTACCGTGTCCCCGTCACCTGACGCGTCAGCGCTGACGCGTCAGGGCGCGTCAGCCCCCCTTACAGGGGCTGACGCGACAGATGACACCCCTGACAGCTCCCGGACGCTGACAGGTGGTGCCCCATGACCCAGTACCTGATAACCGAACCCGTGAAACTCGCACAATGCACCCGCTGCAATAACCCCGTAATCCACGCGGTAACCGGTGGCCTCACCACCATCACTGACGTAATCCCCCTGACCGTAAACGAGGAAATCGCCGTCATAATGACCGGGCGCACCACATTTGACTTGCAATCATCAGGAATACGGGCATACCTCGAATGGCGCGACATTACCCGTATTCGTGCGGGCCGCCGTTACCCGGTGGTTGCCGCTCACCAGTGCGGTCCCGGTGGCCGCCTGGCCTTCCTCCCAGCCCCAGCTAGCGAGGAGGTGCCTGATGACCCACCCTTCTAAGCAGTGGACGCTCACACTCCCGGCCGGCTTGGAGCTGCTGAACGCCAACGACCGCGACGCCCACTGGGCACGCCGGAAACGCCTCGCCTACACGCTCCGCGAGACCACCGCGTGGCTGGCCAGGGCGCAGCGCATCCCCCGCCTGGACCGCGCGCACATCGCCGCCACCTACGAACCACCCGACCGGCGGCGCCGCGACCCGGCGAACTGGCAGCCGTCGTTCAAAGCCTGCGTGGACGGCCTCGTCGACGCAGGTGTCATCCCGGACGACGACGCGGCGCATGTGACCGGCCCTGATCCGCGCTTGGGTGCGGTGTGCCCCCGCGGCCGGGTCGTTCTGGTGATCACCGAGAGGACCGCCTCGGCGACTGCATCAGTCCTCGAGGCCGCCGCGCCGCACCTGCACGCCGCCGGGCACGACCGCACCGTCGCCTTGCGGGCGGCGCTGCGGCGGCACCAGCACAAACTCACCGACCGCCTCGGCGACTGCTGCGCCGGGTGCCTCGACGACTGGCCCTGCCCCGACACCGCCCTCCTGGAGGACACCCATGACCGCAGGTAAAACCACTGCAGCCGAACTCCGTGCCGAGGAAGCCGCCGACCATGCCCGGCTAGCAGAACGCAACCGCATCGCGCTCCTCGCCGAGAAGCTCGACGTGTCCTGGTGGGACCACGATCGCGGCGAGGAGCGTAGCTTCGCGTGGCTGATCACCGATGGCGTGGACTTCCACGAGGACGCTGAGTGACCCCTGCGCCGTCGTTCACCGCCGAGCTGGCCGCGCTGATCCCCGCGCTGCCAGCCGCCATCGAACGCGACAACACCGCCGCAGGCCGCCCAGCCCGCGCCTCCGGCGGGTTCCCCGTCAACACTGACGTGTTCTACGCCATCCTCACCCTGTCCGGCGAGATCCCCGCCGCCGCAGCGGCTGCGGCAGACCTGGTGGGCGAACGGTGGCAGGCACGACCACCAGGCCTCGCCATCGGCGCGGTGGCCGACCCGTGGGCCGCGGAACTGCTGCGGTGCCTGACCGCCCTGGACCGGTTCACGCACCGCATGCACGCCCTGCGCATGGCCGAGGACGCGCTGGCGGTCGAGGACGACGTGCGCCGGTGGACGCGGAAAGCGAAACTCGCCCTCGGGCTGCGCCGCCCCGAACGCCCATTGGGCGCGACGTGCCCGTACTGCCCGGGTGACCTGATGGCCGCCGGCGCGGAACGGTACGCCGACTTCACCCGCGGCGTGGAAGTGGGTGACTGGGTGGAGGCGCGGCGGATCTACTGCACCCTCGACCATGGTCACGAGTGGCCGGAGGAACACTGGACACTGCTCGGCGACATGCTCAGCCAGGCGGGAAACTTGACGGACCACCGGCTGGCCGTGCACCATGGGTCCTGACTAGGTGAACCATGCCCGCCGGCCCGCCCATTGTGCGGGCCGTTCGCATGCGGAGGTGACCCGTGCCCCTGTTCGGCCTCGTCACCAACCGCGACCTCCAGCAGCAGCTCACGATCCTCACCCAAAAGGTGGACATCCTCATGTCACAGCAAGACGACCTGAACGCCGCCGCCCAGGAGATCGAGGCCGACGTAGCCAGGGAAAACACCGCGCTCGCCGCCATCAAGGCCGAGATTGCCTCCCTGCAAGGCGCCAACCCCGCGCTGGACCTGACCAGCCTCAACGCCGCCGTGGCGGACCTGGACACCGCAACGGCCGCCGAGGAAGCGGCCGTACCGCCCACGGCCTGACCATGAGCTTCTTCCCCCGCGACGCCGATGACGCGTACATCCTGCTCCCTGCCGCAGACCGCACGCCTGGCACGGTGGTGGAGCTGTACCTGACCGAGGACGGCCACCTGACCGAGGACGGCCACCTGGCCGCCGACGTCCGCATACCAGCGCCTGATGCGCAGGCGTAAGCGGCGCCAGCGCGTCCAGGCCAGCGCCGCAGCCAGGGGTTACGGTTACCGGCACCAGCAGATTAGACGGGCGCTGATCGCCGCGTGGCAGCCAGGAGATCCCTGCACCAGGTGCGGGCAGCCCATGTGGGGTCCTCCCCGCTCGATCCACCTCGGCCACACCGATGACAAGACGGCCTACCGCGGCCTCGAGCACGCGGCGTGCAACCTGGCAGACGGTGCTCGGCGTGGCAACCGTGCACGCAGGACGGTGACCGCTCCGGCGATGGTCAAGCCATCCCGCGCATGGTGACCGGTCACACTGCGTGACCATGGCTGGGGTCCTGGACCGGCTACCAGGCGGGTGCGCTGGCCCTCCGCCACCAGTCGCGCAGGGCGCAAGCCACCGACCTGCACAAACAGGACCCATTTTTTTGGAAACGGACAAATCGGGACGCCGCAGTCTTGGCGTCCCCCCCCTGGGTACTCGCGCGAGACCCAGCCTCAAATTGTCACGCAACGTAACGGAGGGCCGTGTGGCGAAGCGGAGCGGCCCGGTCACCCTGGCAGTGCGGCGTGATCTGCGCCGTTTGCCACCGGCCGATAGGGCTTGCGCGCTGGCCGCGTCGGCGCTGGCTCTGGCCGCCCTGCTGGACGCGGCCGGTGCCGATTACGAGGTCGCCACGGATAAGCGGCTGGGCGCGTCGGCGCAGGCGGCGCGGGAGCTGCGGGCGACGATGACTGAGCTGCTGAAGGCGGCGCCGAAGGCGAGGAGCGGGATTGATGACCTCCGTGCTCGCCGCGCCGCCCGTGCTACTGGGTGAGCAGCGGCCCCGGCTGTGCTCGCTGCCGCCGGACGGTGACTCCGAGTCGGAGGGCATCGACGCGGTTGAACTGGCCCGCCAGGCGGGACTCCTGCTGGATGAGTGGCAGCGGTTCGTGCTACGGAAGGCGCTCCGCAAACGCCGTAACGGCAAGTGGTCGGCGTTCGAGGTCGGGCTGATCGTCAGCCGGCAGAACGGCAAGGGCAGCATCATCGAGGCCCTGGAACTGGCCGCGTTGTTCCTGTTCGACGGCGTGGAACTGATCCTGCACAGCGCTCACAAGTTCGACACGGCCGCGGATGCTTTCCGGCGGATTCTGGGGCTTATCGAGCAGTCCCCGGACTTTCACCGGGAAGTGGCGAAGATTGTCCGGTCCCATGGCAGCGAGTCGATTGAGCTGCGGAACGGAAAGCGGCTGCGGTTCATCGCCCGGTCGGCCGGGGCGGGCCGGGGGTTCGCCGCGGACCTGGTGATCCTGGACGAGGCGTTCAACATCAGCGAGGACGCGATGGCGTCGATGCTGCCGACGCTGTCCACGCGGCCGAATCCGCAGGTGTGGTACACCTCGACGGCGGGTGAGCCCACGTCGGTGCAGCTGGGCCGGATCCGGGCCCGGGGCCTGGCGGGCGGCGACGCGTCGCTGGCCTTCTTCGAGTGGTCGGTGGACCCGGACGCCTACGAGCCGGGCGACCCGGCGGACTGGGCGCTGGCGAACCCGGGGATGGGCATCCGTATCTCGCCGGAGTACATCGGACTGGAGCGCGCCTCTTTGGCGGCGGACGCGTTCGCGCGGGAGCGGCTGGGTGTGGGGATGTACCCGACGGACCTGGCGGACGCGTGGCAGGTGATCACCCGGGACGACTGGGACGCCCTGGCGGACCCGGCGTCGTCGGCGGGTGACCCGGTGGCGTTCGGCCTGGAGGTGACGCTGGTCGCGCCGCATAAGCAGATGGCGTCGATTTCGGCGTGCGGGCCCCGGGCGGATGGGCGGGCGCATGTGGAGGTGGTGGAGCACCGCCGCGACGCGGACTGGGTGATCCCCCGCATGGCCGAACTGCGGAAGCACCGGCCGTGCGCGATCGTGGTGGACCCGTCGTCGCACGCGGGCGCCCTGATCGAGGGCCTGACGAAAGCCGGGGTAGAAGTAGCTGCACCGTTCAGCGCGCGGGACGCGGCGCAGGCGTTCGGCCAGTTCCGCGACGCGGTCGCCAGCAAGGCGCTGCGGCACATGGGGCAGGAGTCCCTGGACCGGTCCCTGGCCGGGGCGACGACGCGGGCGCTGTCGGACGCTTTGGCGTGGGACCGGAAGAACCTGATCGTGGACTTGTCACCAATCGTGAGCACCAGTTTGGCCATGTGGGGTTACAACCGCTACGGCCGTGGCCGTCTCGCACCGTATGACCTGCTGAGGAGCGTTGGATGACCACGACCACCCTGGACAAGGCCCGGGTCGGTGAGCTCACCGCGCAGGCGCGGCAGGTCCGGTTCGGCCACGTCCTCCTCGGCGCGGTGGCGTGGCTGCTGGTCGGTTTCGGGAAACTGCTGGGCTACTTGTGGCTGATCCCGGTGTGGTGTTTCCTGGCCGTGCGGACGGGCTGGCGGGACGTGCACCCGAAGATGGTGACCGATGGGCGCCCTGGAGCGCGTTAACGCGGCCCTGGCCGAGTCGCGGGCGCTCGCCGGCGTGCCGTGGCGCCCCTGGGATAGCGCTTACATGCCATTCAGCGTGGGCGGCCCGGTGCACCCGTCGCGGACGGGCAGCGGCGGCATCGACAGCGCGCTGCGCCTGCAGCCGGTCTACTCGTCGGTGCGGATTCTGGCCGAAGGCGTGGCGCAGCTGCCGTGGGAGCAGTTCCGCGACGCCGGCGAGCAGCAGGTGAAGATGCCGCTCGGGCAGCTGCTGGCCAAGCCGTCGTCCTATCTGAACAAGTTCGACTGGAAATACCAGTACGTTTCCTCCGCCGCGCTCGACGGCACCGCGTTCGGGCTGATCACCCAGGCCGACGGGTACGGGTACCCGACCACGGTGGAGTGGCTGGCACCTGACCGGGTGGACGTGGTCGATTCGGAGCCGTTCAGCCCGGCGGCGGCCCGGTTCTTCTACGGCGGCCGTCCGGTGCCGCGGGAGGATCTGCTGCTGGTGCGGGCGTTCACCGTCCCCGGCAGGACGCGCGGGGTGTCGGTGATGCGGCATTTCCAGATGCTGATCGAATCCGGGCAGGACGCCCTGGCCTACGGCGCGGACTGGTACAAGTCTGGCGGCATCCCGCCGGGGGTGTTCGCCAACACCGAGTACGAGGTGGAGGATGAGCAGGCGGAGAAGATCCGGGCGAAGCTGGTGCAGGCGCAGCGGCGGCGGGTGCCACTGGTGCACGGCCGGGACTGGACGTACACGCCGATCAACGTTCCGCCGGATGAGGCGCAGTTCATCAACGCCATGCAGTTGAACGCAACGCAGGTCGCGGCGATCTACGGGGTGCCCGCGCATAAGGTCGGCGGGACGACGTCCACCGGTGACATGCGGTACTCAAACGTGGAGTCGGAGCAGATCGGGTTCATCCAGGACACCCTGGACCCGTGGCTGGTGCGGCTGGAGGAGGCCCTGGCGGAGTACCTGCCGCAGCAGCAGTACATGCAGTTCAACCGGGACGCCAGGTTGCGGATGACGCCGGAGACGCGGTGGAACGTGTACCGGGCGGCGCGGGACATCGGCGGGATGAACGTGGACGAGGTCCGCAAGGCGGAAGGCCTCAAGCCGCTGCCGCGCCCGGCGGACGCCGACGACTACGACGGCGAGGACTACACCCCGTTGCAGATCCAGGTGGCGGCGGCGCGGGGGATCAAGGAGATCATCGGCGAGGGCACCGGCGGCCAGGGCGGCACCGGCGGGGTGGAGACGAACCCGCAGGCCGCGCCGAAGATGCCAGCGCAGCCGGCGCCGGTGCCGTCGGCGAACGGGAACGGGCGCCCGCGCCGTGGCTGACGGCAACGCCGAGCGCCTGCACGAGTACTGGGTTCACGGTGAGGGCGCGGCGAAGATCCGCTGGGGCGAACCGGGGGACTTCGACCGGTGCGTGCTGCACCTGGGCAAGTTCATCGCGGACCCGAAGGGCTACTGCAACCTCGCCCACCACGCGGCGCTGGGGATCTACCCGGCGACCCACGCGAAGCTCATGAACGCAGGAAGGGATGCCGGGATGACGGCAGAAACCCGCGCGCCGATGACCAGCGCGTCCATCAACGATCTTCCCGACAGCGCGTTCGCGTACATCGAGCCGGGCGGCAGCAAGGACTCCGGCGGGAAGACGGTCCCGCGGTCGCTGCGGCACTTCCCCGTCCACGACAAGGCGCACGCCGCCAACGCCCTGGCCCGCGCCCCCCAGTCGCCGTTCGGCGGCAAGGCCATGCCGGCGATCAAGGCGGCAGCGAAAAAGTTTGGAATCAAGGTGAGCGACAGCGACAGCGGACGGTCGGCCAGCAAGCCTCCCGGCGGCGGGTGGGACCAGTACGAGGTGGAGCGCCGGTTCACCTCCGTGGCGACGGAGATCCGCGCCGCCTCCGAGGGGCAGAAGATCGCCGGGTACGCGTCGGTGTTCGGGCAGCCGTCCCGCAACCTCGGCGGGTTCATCGAGATCGTCGGCTCCGGCGCGTTCAACCAGGCGCGGGCGCTCGGCTGGCCGAACGTGGTGTGCCGGTACAACCACGACCCGAACATGGTGCTGGGCACCACCTCCGGGCGGACCTTGTCGCTGCAGATCGACAACACCGGCCTGGACTACGAAGTGCTGCCGCCGCAGTCGCGGATGGACATCCTGGAGCTGGTGGAACGCGGCGACGTGCAGCACTCGTCGTTCGCGTTCCGGGTCCCCGACGGCGGCGACGAGTGGGCGACGACGCGGGACACGAACTACCCGATGCGGACCTTGCACGAGGTGCAGCTGGTGGACGTGGCGCCGGTGCTGGACCCGGCGTACCCGGACGCGACCGCGGGCCTGCGGTCGCTGGCGCGGGCGATGGACGCCCCCCTGGACGAGGTCACCGAGATGGCGTCCCATGATGAGCTGCGCCGGTTCTTCGTCCGCACCGACCGGCCGTCGCACCGGCCGCCGAAGCCGAAGATCACCGGCCCGCAGGCGCTGCAGCAGATGATGGCCAAGCGCTTCCCCGATTTGAGTAACACGCAGTAAAAGCCCTGGCCGCAGGCATGTCAACCACGGCCGTAGCCACGTAACACGATGGGAGACACGGCCGTGGCAAGCAGCACCGCGAAGGCGCTTCAGGACAGGCGCCTGAACATGTGGAACGAAGCGCGGGCGATCCTGGAGGACGCCGCGAACGACAACCGTGACCTCACCCCGGAGGAGCAGGGCCGGTGGGAAGGCCGGATGGGCGAGATAGACGCGCTCGACGACCGGCTGAAGGGCGTCCTGGAGGCCGAGCAGCGGTCGAAGGACACCGACGCGGCGTTCGACGCGATCGGGAAGCGCCCCGCGGACCGGCGCGCTGTCGCGCAGTACGCGTCCAGCGACGGGCGGGACATGAACGCCGAGGTCCGCGCGTTCCTGAAGGGCGCGGAGGGGTCGCCGCGGTCGATGGAGTTCACCCACAACCCGGCGTACGGCGCGATCAACTACCGGACCTTGCAGTCCAACACCGGCACGCCGACGTCGATCGTGCCGACGGACTTCTACGACCAGCTGATCGCCCACCTCATCGAGGTGTCCGGCGTGATGCAGACCGGCCCGACGGTGCTGAACACCGCCGGCGGCGAGTCGCTGCAGATCCCGAAGACCACCACCCACACCACCGCGGCGTCGGCCGCGCAGGCGGCGGTGCTGCCGTCGGCGGACCCGGCGTTCGCCCTGGCCACCTTGTCGGCGTACAAGTACGGTGACCTGCTGTACGTCGCGCGGGAGCTCCTCGACGACTCCGGGGTTGACCTGATCGGGTACCTGGCGATGTCCGCAGGCCGGGCGCTGGGGAACAAGTTCGGCAGCGACTTGGTGACCGGCACCGGCACCTCCCAGCCCACCGGGTTCATGACGTCGGCGACGATCGGGATCACCGGCACCACGACCGGCAAGTCCGGCGCCGCCCAGTACGCCGACCTGGTGGACCTGGAGTACTCGGTCATCGCCCCGTACCGGCAGTCGAAGTCGTGTTACTGGATCGCCGCGGACAAGACGATCGGCGGGTTCCGGAAGATCGTGGACTCCAACTCGCGGCCGATCTGGGAACCGTCGATGGTCCTCGGCTCCCCGGACCTGCTGCTCGGCAAGCCGCTGGTCGCGGACCCGTTCATGCCCGCGTCCGCCACCGCCGCGCAATCGGTGGCGTTCGGCGACTTCTCCCAGTTCTTCGTCCGCCTCGTCGGCGGGGTGCGGTTCGAGCGGTCCGACGACTTCCTGTTCTCCCAGGACTTGGTGGCCTTTAGGGCGGTTCTTAGGGGAGACGGGATACTAGTAGACCAGACCGGCGCGATCAAAACTTACAAGGGTCCCGCAACTTAGGCCCCTGACCTGCGGAAACGTTCACGGCACCGGGTGCGTTCCGGTGCCGTGAACGCCGGCACCACCTGAACGGAAGGCAAAGCTGATGGCGAATCTGACACCGGGGCAGAACACCGGCATGGGGGATGTGTCCGGCACCAAGGAAACCGGTGCCAGCGCGGGCACCCGCACGTCGTCCGACCCGGCGAACGAGCCCGGGCAGTACCCGGCGTCACTGTTCGGGGTGGCGCTGCCGCAGGGCACCGGTGCCGCGGGCTCCTCCGGGGCGTCCCGCGGCGGCACCGACCCGGCGAACGAGCCCGGGCAGCTCAACGAGGGCATCTCCGGCCTGGGCCCGGCGGACACCGCTAACACCGGCGCCCCCGGCGGCACAGGCGCGCAGAACGGCCCCTCCGGCGGTGACAGCGTGACCTACACGCGGCCGGGGTCGTTCCTGTCGGGGACGAACATTCAGGACACCATCAACGACACCGTCTCCGGCACTGACGACTGGACGCAGGCGATCGACGGGTCCTACGGCGGCGGCCCGCAGATCCCCGGGGTGGCGGGGAACATGCCCGCGGGCACCGGCGCCGGCGGCGGCCGGGTGCTGCGCGGCGGGTACCGGCGGGGGCAGCGGTGAGGGACCTGTCGCATCTCGCCGCGGACTCGATGACGGTCACCTCCCAGGAAGGCGGCAACCTGGTGCACGACAACAGCCCGGCGATGACCGCGCCGGGGACGGACCCGGTCACCCCGATGCCTGATGCGAAGCAGATGCCGGACCCGCAGCTGGGCACCAGCAGCCGGGTGAAGCTGCCCACGCAGCCCCAGCCCGGCACGTCCTATTCCCCGACGCCTGTGACCTGGAAGGCGGTTTCCGATGGCTGACGCACCGAACCCGATCACCTCCCCGCCGTCGCAGCCCCCGGCGCCGTACGACGCCACCTCGGATGCGCCTGCGGGCCCGTGGGTGAAATCGGGCAACAGCGGCCCGTGTGACATGGACGGCAACGTCACCGGCGACTGGCCCGGCTCGGGGCCGTGGCAGCAGACCTGACCGCGTGCACCTGCCCTGGCGCGACGTCGCCCCCGGCGACGGCCCGGCGATCCCCACATCGGTCACCGCCGCCGAAGCGGCCGAGCTGGCACGCCTCGCCGAAGACCGCACGGTGCTGGAGGTCGGGTCGGCGTACGGGTACTCCGCGGTGGTGATGGCCCTGACCGGGGCGTCCGTGACCGCCGTGGACCCGCACGCCTGGATCGGCGGGTCGCGGGAGGCGATGGCGGCGAACCTGGCCGCCTACGGGGTCGCCGCCCGGGTGGAGGTGATCGCCGAACCGTCCCAGCAGGCGCTGCCGCGCCTGGCGGAGGAGGGCCGCCGGTTCGGGCTGGTGTTCATCGACGGCGACCATAGCGCCGAAGGCGCCCGCCACGACCTGCGGTGGGCGCTGCAACTGCTGGACGCCGGGGGGACGCTGGCGGTGCATGACTACCTGGAGGACTGCTGCTGCCCCGGTGTCCGCGCCGCGGCGGACGGGCTGCTGGACGGCGGCTGGGTGACGGACACGCTGCTGACGGTGGTCCCGTGAAAGTCCTGGTCACCGGGTCGGCCGGGTTCATCGGCCGGCACCTTGCCACCGCACTGGACCGCGCCGGGCACGTGCCGGTCCCGTTCGACCGGCCGCGCCTGGACGTCACGAGCCCTGATGACGTCATCGTGGCCATGCGGGACGCGGGCGCGGTGATCAACCTCGCCGGGCTGCTCGGCACCCCGGAGCTGTTCGGCTCCGAGCGCGCCGCGGCGGAGGCGAACATCCTCGGCGCGATCAACGTCTACGACGCGGCAGCGCAACTGCGGATACCGGTGGTGCAGATCGGCACCGGGCACAAGGGGCAGCCGAACCCGTACGCCATCACCAAAGGCTGCGCGGAGGAACTCGGCCTCGCCCGCGCCCGGTGGCTCGGGGAGAAGATCACCGTCGTCCGCGCCTACCACGTCTACGGCCCCGGGCAGCTGCCGGGGCCGCCGCACGGCCCCGCTTCGGTGCACAAGTTCTTCCCCACGTTCGCGTGCCGCGCCCTGCAGGGGCTGCCGCTGGAATTGTGCGGCGGCGGCGGCCAGCTCATCGACCCCGTCCACGTCTCCGACGTCGCCGAGAGCCTCTGTGACGCGATCGGCGGCCCGTACGGGGAAGTCACCGAGGCCGGGTGCGGGAAACCCGTCTCCGTGGCGCAGGCAGCCGCGGACATCGCCCTGGCCGCCGCGCCGGGCGGCCCGGTCGTCCTCGCCGCTGCGCCGGCGCGGGCTGGTGAGCCGGAAGACGCGGAGGTCGTCGCCGCGTCGCCGGCCTGCCGGAACCCGTGGCCGCACCTGATCGCCGAGACCGCAGACTGGTACCGGGCATGGCTGAGCCGCTCATCAGCGTGATCACCCCGACGTGGCGGCGGCATGACCTGCTGCTCGGCCGGTGCGTCCCGTCAGTGCGGTTGCAGGATTACCCTGCCGTGGAGCATGTTGTCGTCTCCGACGGCCCCGACCCGGACCTCGCCGCGCGGATGGCCGCCGAGGCGCCGGACGTGGTGTTCGCCGAACTGGGCGAGCATGACCCGGGGGCCCGGTGGGGGCATCACGCGCGGCTGCACGGCATCGGGCTGGCCGCCGGGGACCTGATCGCCTACCTCGACGACGACAACGAGTTCCGCCCGCAGCACCTGTCCGCCGTCGCCGCCGCCCTGCAGGCGGACGGCGCGGGGTTCGCGTACTCGCAGGCGCTGTTCCACCAGGAGGGCGCGGCGTGGGTCGTCGGCGCGCAGCCGCCGTCGTACGGGCAGATCGACACGTCGGTGATCGTGCACCGGCGGGAGCTGCTCCCGGCGGCGACGTGGCGGGACGAGGGGCAGGAGACGGTGGACTGGGATCTGGTGCACCGGTGGCTGCAAGCCGGCGCCACGTGGGCGTTCCACCAGGAAATCACCGTCGATTACCACGTCACCTGATGCGTGTCTTCGGCATGCACGACGCGTCCGGCTGCGGCTACTACCGGATCACCATGCCCCTGGCGGAACTGGGCCGCCACGGCCACGACGTGCGGCTCGTCCTCGGCTCCGACGTCAAGGCATCGACCGCGGCGTCGTGGCCGCTGATCGTCGGGCAAAGGGTGGACAAGCATGAGGCGCTGCCGTCGTGGCGGCGGTTCCGCGCCCGGTCCCGGCTGGTGTATGAGATAGACGACGACGTGTTCAACGTCGAGCCGGTGAACTGGCAGGCGTACGGCGTGTACTCCCGCCGTGAGGTGCAGGACGCGGTGATGCACTGCGCGGAGACCGCCGACCTGGTGACCGTCACCACCGAGCCCCTCGCGCAGGTGATGCGGCAGTTCAACGGCAACGTCGCGGTGCTGCCGAACCATGTTCCCGGGTGGGTCTGCGACCACCCGCGCCCCCGCCGGGACCGCCCCGTGGCCGGGTGGCAGGGCGGCGCGTCGCACGGCGCGGACATGGGGCTGATCGCCCGGCCGCTGCGCAAGTTCCTGGACCGGTTCCCCGGCTGGGACGCGCACCTGCTCGGCACCGACTACCGGCCGACGGTCCGCCACGAGCACGCCCGGTTCACCGAATGGGTCAACATCGGGGAGGATCCGGCCGCGTACTACGGGGCGATCGACTTCGACATCGGCCTGGCACCGCTGGTGCCGTCGGTGTTCAGCGACTCCAAGTCCGCCATCAAGGCGCTGGAGTACGCGGCGCTGGGCATCCCGGTGATCGCCTCCGACACGCCCGCCTACCGCGGGTTCGTGATCCACGGGGTGACCGGGTTCCTGGTGCGTTACGACCACGAATGGCTGAAATACCTGTCCGAGCTGGCCGCCGACGAGGGCCTGCGGGAGTCCATGGGCGCCAAAGCCCGGGACGCAGCCCGCGAGTTCACCATCGAAAACGGCTGGCAGCTGTGGGAAGACGCGTATAAGGGGCTGTGCTCATGAGGGTCCGCATGCTGATAGGGATCTCCGGTGGCCGCGGCGACGGCACCCCGTGGCCGCCGCCGGGCGGCGAACTGGATGTCAGCGACGAGGAAGGCGCGCACCTGTGCGCCGCCCGGATGGCCGTCCCGGTGCCGGAGGAGCCCGCGGCGGAGACGGCCGTCGCGCCGGGTGATGACACGGAGAAGCGCGTCAGCGGGCGGCAGAAGCGCGCCTCGCAGGGCTAATGGGCTGGGGTCACCTGCTCGGCATCGACGGCGGCCCGTTTTACAACTTCTTCTCCGGCATCTTCGGCGTGCTGGTGTTCGGCGGCGGCCTGCTCACGACCGCGTACGTGACGGCGAGGAAGCATAACTGCCACCAGCCGCGGTGCTGGCGGGTCGGCCGGTTCCCGGTGGAGGGCACCGCGTGGTCGGCGTGCCACCGGCACCACCCCGCGCCGCCGCAGCGGGACACGATCGCCGAGCGGTATCACCTCTACCTCGGTGACAAGCCGGGGCCCGGCTGACGGGCCACACGAAACAGCAGATGATCATCTAGGAAGGCTGGAATCCGATGGCAGTTGGCCGGTTTTACGTGGTCAGCGTGTTCGACACGTCCACCCCGCTGGGCACCGGGGCAACGGTCACCACGACCAGCCCCACCGCGATCCTGTGCGGTACCACCCTGTCCACCAACGACCTGAACATCTCCGCCGTCCGGGTCGGGGTGCTGGGCGCGGCGTCGTTCCCGTCGAACGCGTCGATCATCGCCAGCCTGAACATCGCCACGACAACGGTCACCGGCGGCCAGACCGCGTCGCCCAGGCTGCTGGCCGGGTCCAGCTCCCCGGCCGCGCAGTCCACGTGGAAGACCGCGGGCGGCACGTCGGCGGCGGCGCTGGCGTCGCTGGTGCAGTCCACCTACCTGTGGTCGCAGGAGATCCCCTTCACCGCCGGCGCCAACTGGGGTGAATGGTTCACCCCCGGGTTCGAGATCAACGTGCCCGCGTCCACGCAGGTGGCCCTGTACATTCAGGCGTCGTCGTCCGGGACCGCGACAACGTTCTCCGGCGAAATCGAGTACTCCGAATAACGCGTGACGACTTACCGGCTGATGGACGGCCTATCCGGCCGCCCCGGGAACGGGCCGTCCACCGGGACCTCCTACACGGGGAACTACATCGCCGGGACCATGTTCGATGTCACCGCGGGCGGGTTGTGGCTCACCGGTTACTACTGGTGGGTCGCCGCCTCAGGGCAGGACACCGCCCCGGCGGGCGGGTTCAAGTTCGCCCTGTGGCAGCTGTCGTCGTCCAGCGCGGGCATCCTGGTCCCCGGGTCGGTGACCACGGCCGCGTCCCTGTCCGCGGGGCAGTGGAACTTCGTCCCGCTGGGCACCCCGCTGCTGCTGACCCCGTGCGCGTCGAACTCCTACGGCGCGGTGTACCTGGCCGCGGCCGGGTATGTGGCCGCATCAGGATTCCCCTCGACGACGCACCAGTTCGGCGCGGCGAACACTTATTCGGCGGGGATCACCAACGGGCCCCTGGTGGCGCCGTCGTCCAGCGGTGGCAGCGCGGCGGCCGGGTCGGCGTTCTCGTGGACGAAACCGCAGTGCCCGTTCACCACGGTCAGCGCCGACCCGTCGTCGGTGATGCCGGCGACGAACGACCTGGACGACAACCTGTGGCTGGACGTGCAGGTCTCCGATCAGGCGCCGGCGGGGGCGTCGTACCGGACGTTCCCGAACTCCCCGGCGTTCGTCGTCCCGGGGTCCAGCGCGCAGACCCTGGCCTACACGCTGGGGCTGCAGTTCTCGGTGGCGCAGGCGTGCACGCTGACCCGGATCTGGCATTACTCGCCGCCCGGGTCCACGGTGCTGCCCACCCGGTGCGCGCTGTGGGACGTGAACTCCCAGACAGTGGTCGCCGGGTCCGACAACACGTCCCCGTCATGGTCGGGGGCGGCGGCATCCGGGTGGGTGTCGTGCACCTACGCTTCGGGGCCGTCGCTGGCCGCGGGGACGCAGTACAAGGTGTCCACGTTCACCTCCGACAACGTGGACACGTGGTTCCTGGCGTCGGCGAACTGGTGGGGCGGCAGCCCGGGCCCGTTCACCTCCGGCATCGCCCAGGGGCCGCTGACGACGCCGGGGAACGCGTCCGCCTCGCCGGGGCAGAACTCGTGGAACCAGGGCATCACCTGGACCTACCCGGCCACCAGCACGAACCCGGAGTTCGACGGGATCGACGTGGAAGTCACCCCGGTGCCCGCCGCGGCGCAGCGGCCGGCGTTCGCCTACCAGATGCGATCCGTCTAGGGAGACCAGATTGAGCTTTTACACCGGCACCCAGGCGGAACTGCTGTATTCGATGCCCGCGTCCGGCTCGGCGGTGACCGCGGCGGCGGCGACGGTCATGTCGGGGACCACGGCGGCGAACCCGGCGTACGCGATGCCGCTGGACTTTTTCTGGCAGAAGTCCGGCGGCGGCCCGGGCAGGTCGATGCTGCTCAAAGGCGGCGGCTGGTGGTCCACGGCCACTGCCGCGCGGACCACCAACTTCCAGATCGGCCTCAACTCCACGGCGGGC